GCGGCAAAACGCGAAAGCCGCGGAGCGCGTATTTCAAGGCGGCATCCAGTAAGACTTTAGGATGCAGCTCGACTACGGGATCATTCTCGGTCATCGCGTAATCCTCGTACGATACTCGCACCAGTCGCGCACAGTCCACATATACACATCGTAAAACGCAGCAATCACGCTATACGCCCTGCCGAACCGCTGCCGCTGGTGGCGGGCTGCCTGCACTATGCTGAATGGTATTTTTGCTTTGTGGTGCATTAGATTAACTCCATTTGTGCGGTTTCTAAATGTGCGTTTCGTATACGCTCATCCTGCAATTCCTTGTATGCCGGATTTAGTTCGCACCCCAAATAGTTTCTACCATTCAAAACAGCCACCGCTGCCGTTGTGCCGCTGCCCATGAACGGATCCAACACCACACCACCAGCAGGCGCACCCGCTAGGATGCATGGATTTATCAAGTCAGGCGGGAAGGTGGCGAAGTGTGCGCCTTTGTATGGCTTGGTGGTCACAGTCCAGACGCTGCGCTTGTTGCGCGTTGCTTTGAGAGAGCTTGTTCCATCTGCTTTGGTGTATCCAGAATGCCCGACAAAGGTTGTTCCACCACCGCCCATGTCAGAGGTAAACTTTTTGCCCCCAACGGCTTTCATCGTCCCGTTTTTTTTATTCGGCACACGGTCACTACCTCTTTGATTGTCTATGTCCTGAAGCAATCTTATTGCGGTGCTGTCGGTAACCGGCTCCGCAATAGCATCTGCATCGTAATAGTATTTCTGCGATTTGCTCAACAGAAAGATGTATTCGTGCGCCTTCGTGCATCTGTCCTGAACACTCTCAGGCATAGGGTTCGGCTTGTGCCAGATGATGTCTTGGCGCAGATACCAGCCGTCGGCTTGCAGTGCGAAAGCGACGCGCCACGGGATGCCCACGAGGTCTTTTTGTTTAAGACCAATCTTGGAAGCGTTCGGGCGTTTATCGTGCTGACCGCCGGGGTCTGATTCTCGTCCGTCCCAATGACGAGACACGCCAGCACCGTTACCGCCCTCTCTTGCGTACGAGTCACCAAGATTCAGCCACAGCGTTCCGTCATCCCGCAATACGCGCCGGACTTCGCGGAATACCGCAACCATCTTGGCAACGTATTCTTCGGGCGTGGATTCGAGTCCGAGTTGCCCCACGTGCCCGTAGTCCCGCAAGCCCCAGTACGGCGGCGAAGTCACGCATGTCTGAGCCTTAACTCCCTGCTCTGCCCATCGCCGCATGGTTTCTCGGCAATCCCCAAATTCAATCATTTCCCCGCCTTCCGGCGCCCTCGTTCCAGTGCCAAAAACAGGCGATCCGCAACGATCACGCGCCGGCCGACCACCATCTTGGTGGTCACTTTACCTTGATTTATCAGGGTATTGACCCATTGTCGACTGACTTTTAGCCTGGTTGCGGCCTCTTTGACCATAATATACATAACATCCCTCTGTTGACTAAAAGACAAGGATTGCACAATATCACAAATAATTTGCCTATTGTTGTTGACACCGCGTAAACACAAGAATAATATCCGTTTCAGCAAGTGCAGCAAAACAACCGACCCACCAACCGAAAGGAAACAAAATGCCAACACCAGAACGCTGCAACTGCGGATCCGAAGATTGCCCCCGCTGCTACCCTTTGAGCAGAAAGCGCGCAGAAGTCACTGAGCGCGACCGCGCCGACGCGCTTACCGACATCGTTGATGAAGTAATGGACTACGGCCGCTACCCGCGCCGTGGCCGCGCGCAGGTGGATCTCTACGAGTTTGTTTCTGAGCACCTCGACACCAGTTTCGCATTCGAATTGGTGGTCGCGGTATTGAGCAGCGACAAAGAGACAGTGCAAACACGCATCAGCCGACTGTATGACCAAGTGCAGGAAATGCTCAAGAAACACTATATCGATACCGACATCGTAGAAGAACTCGCACAAGAAATTGCAGACGCGAGCGAAGAATGAATTTCCTCGAAATCACAGGCGCGGCCGCGTGCGCCATCGCAACACTTGCGGCAAGTTGGATTTTTCTTGTTCTGTTGTTTAGTATTTAATCGGAGGATTTATGGCTATAAATTTACAAGCAATTAGTCGCAATACCACGCTGCAACCGCCCCGCATCATGGTCTACGGCCCGCATGGGCTGGGCAAGACCACGTTCGGCGCCAGCGCCCCTAACCCGATCTTCATTTTGACCGAGGATGGGCTTGGGCGCCTTGAGGTTGACCACTTCCCGGTCGCCAAGTCCTACAAGGATGTGCAGGAGGCTTTGGCGTCACTTAAAGGCGAGCACGACTTCCAAACGATCGTGATTGACTCGCTCGACTGGCTGGACAATCTGATTTGGGAACAAATAAACGGCCAATACGAAGCGAAAGATTTGGCCTATGGCAAAGGCGCAGTGATCGCCGCCGACCTCTGGCGCAAGGTGCTGGAGGATCTGACCGCCCTGCGCGCTAAAGGCATGGCCAGCATCTTACTTGCACATTGCGAGATCAAGCGGTTTGACAGCCCAGAAGTCGAACCGTATGAACGCTACCAGCCCAAGCTGCAAGCGCGCAGCAGCGCCTTAGTGCAGGAATGGTGCGACATTGTGGGCTTTGCCAATTACAAGACCATCGTGAAATCTAGCGATGTTGGATTCAACAACAAAGTCAGCCGCGGCATCTCTACCGGCGAACGCCTGCTCTACACCAGCGAGAAGCCGGCCTACCTTGCCAAGAACCGCTATTCACTACCCGATTCACTGCCGCTTGACTGGTCACAACTGGCAGACGCAATGATGACCACAACCGAAACAACAACCAAAACCAAAGGAAAATAATCATGGCCTCTTTAAATTTTGACGCTTCAGCAGTAGAACCGCAGCAGTCTTTCGACGCCTTGCCGCCGGGACGTTACGAGGTGATCATCACCGACAGCGAGATGAAAAACACCAAAGCCGGGACTGGCCAGTATTTGCAGCTGACCTTTTCCGTAACCGGCGGCCAGCACGACGGCCGTAAACTCTGGTCCAGGCTGAACCTGGTTAACCCTAACGCAACCGCGGTGGGCATCGCCGAGCGCGAGCTGTCGGCCATTTGCCACTGCGTCGGCATCATCACGCCAGCCGACTCCGAGGAGCTCCACGACCGCCCGCTGATTGTCGATGTGATTCAGGAACTGAATCCAATGTCCGGCCAGCAGACCAACAGGATCAAGGGTTACAGCCAAGCCAACGGCGCACCGGCGCCAAAAGCTAAACCTGCCGCACCGGCAGGCTTTGCGACCGGCAAGGTCGCGTCGGCGGCACCGTGGGCAGCTCGCAAGTAAACTAACCCGCTGGGGCGGCAACGCCCCGGCGTCATCGGAGGATGTATGGCAGAGATACCAGAAACGCAGAACAGCACCAGAACCGCAATATTCCGGCACTACGAGCAGGCTGCCAACCGGCAAGGCCGGCCGCACCTCGGCGCCAGCGAGATTGGCCACGAGTGCGACCGCCACCTGTGGCTCAGTTTCAGATGGGCGAAACCGGCTGATTTTGACGGCAGGATGCTGCGCTTGTTTGACAGCGGCAACCACCAGGAACCGCGCCTGATTGCCGACCTGCGCGCGATAGGCGTTGAGGTGTGGGACAAGGACGCAGACGGCAACCAGTGGCGCTATAAAGCCGTTGGCGGGCATTTTGCTGGCAGTCTGGATGGAGTTGGGCTGGGCTTGCCGGAAGCGCCTAAAACGCCGCATTTGCTCGAGTTCAAGACCGCAAACGCCGAGTCTTTTGCGACAATGGTCAAAAAAGGCGTAAAGGAATCCAAGCCGCAGCATTACGTGCAAATGCAAGTATACATGGGCTGGGCTGGCCTAACGCGTGCCATGTATATTATGGTCAACAAGGACACGGACGAGATTCACGCGGAGCGCATCGAATTCGACCAGGACGCATTCAACCAGGCGCTCCAGCGTGCCGAGCGCGTCATCACGGCGCCAGAGCCCGCGGTCACGCTGGCCGAAGATGCCACAAACTTTACCTGTAAATTCTGCCAATTTAAGCACCATTGCTACGGCACAGAGGCGCCGGCCGTGAGCTGCCGCACTTGCGCGCATTCGACTCCGGAGATGGATGGGGACGGCCGCTGGTCGTGCGCGCAGGGCAAACCGGACATGGACGTAGCCGCCCAGCGCGCAGGCTGCGGAGAGCACCGGCACATTCCGACCTTGCTCGGCCGGTTTGCCGAGCTGATGGACGCCAGCGCAAACAATCTTCTGACCTATAAAAACAAGCTGACTGGCTTGGAATTCCAGCAACCGGTTTATAGCAGTCAGGACATTACCAACCTGGTCGACAAAACCATGCTTGGGGACGCCGGGCTGACCGCCATCAAAACCGAGTTTGACTGTGCCATAAAAGCCCCGGCAGCCGACCCGTTTGCAGACATGATTGACGATCTACCGTGGGAAAAAGCCGCTGCATCTAAACGCGTTAAAAAGGGAGCCGCAAAATGATAATTGAAACAGCAACCATATCAACCGGTGAGCTACAAGAAGCGTTGCAGAATTACTGCGAAGTTAATGGCGGAATTCCGAAAACCGTTATCGTTCAAAGCTACGCCAAACAAATAGTGGTGAGCCTAGAGCCCGGCGGCATGGTCACCGCTGATGAATTTAATCATGCTGCGACGTGTGCATAAAATGACAAAAATATTATGGGTTGTTGAGGTTTTGTACAAAGGATGCTGGTATCCATGTGTAAATCCTAAATCATGCTGGTTGGCGTTGTTAAGCCGTGAGAGTGGCCGCACAGCTTTGCAGATCTGGCGCAAGAATGGATTTCGGAACAAATATCGACTGGTTCAATACAGGAGGATCGAAAAATGAGCAGCAACGCATTTAACCAATTAGACCGCGAATATACCGAGCGCGAGGATTACCTGGCCAGCCGAGCCGAGGAGCGCAAGACGGTAATCAATGCTTGCCCGTTCTGCGGGCATGATGACATCGAGGTTGACGAGATCGAGATCGGCATCATTGCGATCTGCTGCCCGGAGTGCATGGCGATCGGACCGCACCAGGACGGCGCCCAGTCTGTTGAGCTGGCCATCGAAAAGTGGAACCGCAGAAAATGAAAGAATTCAGACTCAAGGTTTCTGTTCGCAATAACTTGCTTTTATCTGCAATTGAAACGCAAGGTTACGTTTCGGTTGCTGAGTTTGAACGGGCTTGCGAGCTTGGTTCGGGCAGCATAAATAATCTTGTTGCAATGCGAGAAGCGCCCATCTTGCAAAGCGGAGAGTTTTCGCAGAAAGCAAAGCTGGTTATGGAGGTGCTTGGCGCGGCACCCACTGACCTTTGGACTGAGCAGCAATTGACTATCAAACTCAAAACAAATATTGGAGAACGGGCTATAGATGCAAACCTCGTGCAGCATTTGCTCGAACAGAAAAACCGAAACGACTACCTGCCATCACCTGAAGATTTATTATTGGCGGCAGAAACATCAGCAATAGTAAATGAGGTTTTAGGAACGCTTAACCCGCGAGAAAAAGAAGTGCTGCACGAAAGATTTAGCAATGATTCTACCCTTGATGAAGTTGGCAAAATTCAAGGTGTTCATAAAGAGCGCGTTCGGCAAATAGAAGCAAAGGCTTTGCGAAAGCTGCGCGACAAAAAACGCGCGCCAATTTTAAAGGAGTTTTATTGATGCCATCCATAATTGAGCAAAAAAAATGACGCTGACGCAGTTCAAAGTTGTACTTGAAAAATTCATGCTTGCGCGCGGGCGTTACATGAACTCACCCACCAGCACCACATCGAAGGCATGGAAAGCTGCCGATCTGGAACTGGCGCTTGCTTACGTTAAATATATGGAAACGAGGTCGAAATGATCCAAACAAACGAAGAAAAAGTGGCAGCAGCTATCGCCTACCTGCGCTCGCGGGACAAGTATTTGTTGGACGGTTGCAAGTGGGTGCCGACCCCTGCGGAGAAAACCGACGTTAAAAAGACGATGCAGCAGTATCGGGAGGCGGTGAAATGAGATTCGTTGACTTTGTTATGTTCATTTCGTTTTGCACCTCGCTTGCATTTCTCTGGGGTATCGTCGATGGGACGATACAGATGTCAACTGTTCAGAAAACCTTAACAGTTGGGAAGGAGTGCGGGAAATGAGCGAATACGAAAACATTGGAAAAGTAAAGCGGCTTGATTTTGACCACTTGGACATGCTGGTCAGCGAGCGCATCGGCGCGCTTAAACTTCTAGCGCAGGGCATAAATGAGCGTCAGGTAAATGACGATATTTGCCGCGACCTGATTCTGCCTTGCGTTTATTTGCTGGCGCAGTTTCTGGAGTCTGTGAAGATTGAGGATAAGGAAAAGAACACATGAACCCAAGCGATAAATACGAACAGATTAAAGATATAAAACGTCTGAATCCTGTCGAACTTGAAGCGATGGTTCTCAACCACGCGCAGCAGATAAAGGACATTGCCGCACATCTGCTGGAACTCAAACAACGGGTAACGCCGATGATGGAGTTTAAACGGGGTGAGTGGGTTGGGCTGACGGGTGATGAGATTGAAGATTTGCCGAAGGGCGGCACGTGGTGGGAAACAATCAGAGCAGCGGAAGCAATCCTCAAGGAGAAGAACGGTGGATAAAATAATGGTTGGCGTTACAGAGTACGGTGATGGCTTGGATGTAAAGATTGGGTATGACAAGGGCAGACCTGTAATTGTTGCGTTTAACGAAGGCGGTTACTGTTGTACCTTTGTTGACCTAATCCAAGTATTGGAATGGGTGCGTAACAATATGCCTGAGTTGCAACGACGCGCACATGGGATTGGAGAGAAAGAATGACACTGCTAGGGGACTAGGGTATAAAAAACCGTCGCCCTGATCGCGGCGGCACGCATTGTATGTGCGCCCATGATGGGGTCGCAGCACCGTCCTCCAGCCACAGTTCCAACTGCTCCAACAGCCCTATATTTTGCTTGCAGAACGCGTCCAGGAGCCCGTCATCGTCCGCAACGTCGATGGCTTGCCCGGTCATATGCCGGGAGCGCATAGCGCCGCCAGCAGAGTGGTTTACAGCCGCAGGCCGCCAGCCTGACCGCAGCCCGCGATCCTCGCCAAAGGCCGCTAATAGCTGATTTGCCCGCCCGCATATAATCTCGGCGTTTGCGCGGATCTCGTCGGTCAGTTCCGACTCATGCCCGGCTAGGTGCTGGCCTAAATACTCGTCAACGGTAATCACCGTTTACCCTCTGCGCCCTTGACCTTCTCAATCGAGCGCATGGCGCCAAGTCCTAACATGCCCATCAAAATCTGCATTGTCAGGTCGGTGTCTATGACCGGGAAATCGCCCGCATAGCCAAACCAAACCTTAGCCGCGAACCGCGCAAACGGCTCGACCAGGGCAGCGTAGGCCAGCCCGGCGCCGCACACCCATCCGATAGCCGGGCGCCACCCCGCCACCCACCAGTTAGTGCTTTTTGCTTCTTCGATGTTGGTCTGGATTTGCAGTTTTGCTAGATCGGTTTCAGCCGCAAGATGGGCGAGCTCCCCGGCATTCTGCATCTTAAGAAGTTCCAGTTGCGCCGCCGTTTTAGCTGCAGGATCCGGGAACAGCCGATCGATCAGACCCTTGCTTAGGTCAAATAGTCCTGACAGCAGCAGCGGATTCATTTGTCTGCTTTGGCTTCTAGCTTTTCAAATATCTTTGCGAGCATCGCTTTTATGTCGCGTATATCTTCGCGGTAGTCAATCCGCAGAACATATTCTTTAGGCAAGTCTTCGCGCAGCTTTGCTAAGTCGGCCTTTAGTTCTTTGACCGCCGCCCAAAGCTCACGAGCAAACCATCCAAGAACGGTAAAACCGCCAGCAAGTAGGCCGTTTATTAGATGCTGGTTTTCCATCACGCCTCAACCCATTCTTTTACAGACTCATCCCAAGAATACATTTTACCGTCCGCAGGCATTGGCACAGGCGCTTCCCACTGGCAGGTTTGCTCATTCAGAACCCAAGACGGGAAAGGTTGCGGAGCGATAAACGCGTCACGCACTGCGTCAAAGGTGTAACCGATCCCGGCATAATTCTTACGCATCTTGCCGTTGTAGCTGGTTTGTTTCCAGTCTCCTTTAAGCAAACTTTTACAGAACGCAGCACCAATGGCCTCAATTTCAACGCCTTCAGAGTCTGCCGTGTCAGCATTGCCCACAACAATTACTTGCGTGACTATGCCGTTTTCTACTTTAGCAAAATGTGCCATTAGAATGTAATGCTCCCAGACCCAGCCCAACTATAAACTCTGTAACCACCAGAGACAGTAATTGTCGGAGAACCCGTTGTGGATGTTGCCGCCAAGAAAGAGTCTGCGTAACGGATTATCACAATGCCTGAACCGCCAGTGCCGCCCGTTGTCGTTTGCGAACCACCACCGCCACCGCCCGTATTAGCGGTTCCGTTTGACCCTGAAGTGGTGCCACCGTTACCGCCGCCGCCTGTGCCGCCGTTACCGGGTGTCGTGCTAAACGTGTTTGCGCCAGAACCGCCGCCGCCAGCATACGTCACGGATGATCCGCTGATGCTTGACGCGGTTCCCACGCCGCCAGCGCCGTTTACGCCGCTAGAACCATTACCGCCAACAGCGCCCGCCCCGCCGCCGCCGCCACCAGCGTAATTAACAGAACCAAAAGCCGCGCCGCCGTTGTTACCTTGCCCTGCCGTTCCGTTGCCGCCAGTGTAATTTACGCCGTTAACAATAAGCCCTTTGCCGCCACCGGAGCCGCCCGTTGATGACATATTAGCGGTAAAGTTTGCCGCACCGCCACCACCGCCATCGCCTTTTATTGATGTGATGGTGGAGAACACAGAGTCATTACCCTGCGAGGCATCAGCGCCAGCCGCGCCTCCCGCACCACCAGCACCAACAGTTACGGTAATCGGCGTACCTGATGCCACTGCAAACCCGGTGGCTGTTCTGAAGCCACCCGCGCCGCCACCACCGCCGCTAGACCCGCCGCCACCACCACCGCCGCCAGCAACGACAAGATATTCAACAGCAGACGGAGCAGTTGGAGCCGCCGTTCCGGCAAGAAAGAAATTCTTAGAGGCAAACATTACGGCGTATAACCTTGAGCGATTGAACCATACCAGTTTGTGCCGTCAGCAATAAATGTCAGAATATCCATCTTGCCAGCAGTTGCGGTAATGGTCGGCGCACCGGCAGTCCCAAATTTTACGCCGGTAAATGTTGCCGTTCCGTTTCCAGTAGCCGCCGCTTGCTTAAGCAAAAGCACAAAAGATTTACCCGCCGTAGCAGTAGGCATGGTGAAAGTGCAAGCGGTAGAAGCGGTCAAGGTTGCTGTCTGAACCGTTCCGTTTGTCAGCGCCAAAGTGGATGAACTTGTTACCGTTCCAATAGCGACAACGGATTCAACGTAATTGGTGACGGTTGGATTGTTAACGGTTGGGCTGGTATCTAGCACCATTTTGCCAGTGCCGGTAACCGCGTTTGTCAGCGTCACGCCGCCGTAAGTGAGAGCAGCCGACATCGTGGTCGCGCCGGTAACGCCCAACGTGCCAGACACCCGCAGATTAGTGAAAGCGTTAGGATCGAGCAGCTGAAACTGCGTGCCATCATACTCTACAAGCGCTACCTGGCCGGTCAGAATGTCGCCCGCGGCTAAAGCTGTTGTGCCTGCCCGCGTGACTGCTTTAGCGCCCACCCCGTCAATATTCAGCGTTACCGCGGTCGTGTTCGTGCCGGCCGCAACGAAAGAGAATTGCTGCCCGGTCGTGTAGGCTGTCAGCGTCGGCGTGACGGTGCCGGTAATGGTGTCGGCGCCAGCCGCGGTAATGTAAGTGTTAGTGGATCCGCTTTGCAGCTGGCTGAACCGGACCGCATCCGCTGCCAACGTCGCCGCCGCCAGGTTGGTTAGCTTGTAGCCGCCCATCGTGATGTTAGCGGTTGGCGTAGTCTGTCCGTCTTTCGTCAGCGCGGTCGTGAGCCCGGTCGCCAGATCAGAGGTCAGTGCGTTAAACGCCGTCGAGCTGATGACGGTGCCGGAAACGACGGGCTGACCCGCCGAGTTGATGTTAAATGTGCCGCTGCCGTTGTAGCTCATTATTGGGGTCCTTGTCTAACTGGCTTGTACTGTTCTTGAATTGCGGTAGGAACCATAGACGGATTGTATGCCCTATCGCTTATTAGCTGTTTAACCAATGCCGCACGCCGCGCCGCTTGTGCTGTTTGTTGCTCTAATGCAAATCCGCCACTTTCTAAAGCATTTGCCAATAATTTCTGTTGAATAGATGATTCAACTTCTCTAGAAATTGGCCCTGTAATAAGATTTGCAATAGGCAATCTGTTTCCTATTCTTAATGCTGCTCCTAAGAGAGCTGGCGAAGTATTTGATCTATTAGGAGCCGCAAACGCAGGTTCCATAGTCATTGCTTTAGATCCACGCAAAAGAGTCTGTATTTGCGTTAGTTCAGGTTGTGTAAATATTACATTTAATCTGTCTTTGCCTAATTGCTCTATAGCATCATTCATTCTGGAGCCGCTAAAAACTCCATTTGCGCTTGTGGATTTGTCCCGAATCCATTTCATTGTTTGTTCGCGTAATGAATTCCAAGCCTGACCGCCTTCTGATGTTTTAGATAATTGATCTTTTAAAGAAACAATATCTCTAACATTTCCACCTATAACATTCTGTTGGAAAAACCGGTCTGGAGCCACATCGGCTATAGCACGCTCTACAGCCGCCCCGGCTTCTCTGTCATTAAATCTAACTCTGGCAGCATTCCTAGCTGCCATTAATGCTTCGGTTGCATCAATCTCTGGAATGTCTAATAAAGCATTATCAACGGCGCGCTTTAATTGGGTTGAAACCATACCAGCGGTTCCATGTCCAGGGTTGTTATTACCAATTAAACGGCCTAATTTATCGGCTTCAGTAACGGTTAATAGTTTTGTTCTTGTGCCACCCATAAAACCAAATTGTTGCAATTTAGACAAAACAGCAGGAGGAATATTTTCTACCCCAATTTCGTCTGCAATTTTTCCCAAAGTTTGGGCAATTTGCGTATCTGGAACAGGCGTATCGCCTTTTCCTAATTCTCTAAATTTTGTATATAAGTCTCCAACAGCTTTACTTGCATCTGCATCTTTTTGTTGAATGGCTTTAATAGTTTGTTCAGATGCCTGCAAAGGAGTTGTAACTTTAAGGACGCCAGCCAAAGTTGGCGCCATCTGTTCTTGCAATGCTTGGGCGTAACGATTAGTGCTTGCGTTTTGCTGCTGAAACCTACCCGTCATTGTTTCTTGTTCGCCGCGTGCAACAGCGGGGATATTGACTTCAGTTTTTTGAAGATTTTGTGCGGCAGTCCAATCTGTGGGATTTCTTGATATTTGAGCTTTGGTTGCAGTTCCAACCCCGCCAACGGCTTCAATATCAGCCTTCCGCATCAACATATCCGGATCAAGTTTGCCGGTTGTTGTAAATTGTTGCGCGGCATCATCTAATACAGACGCCCTAACAGCATCGGGCAATTTACTAAAATCAATACCATTATTTTGAAGCGTAATTTGCACTTTATTACTTATATTTGAAACTAAACTTGGAGAAACTTTCTGCGCCAATGATCGCCATGCACTACCTACCAAATTGCCAACCTCTTGAGCGCCTTTAATGATGCCACCAACAACGGGGGGCGCAACAGCATTTAAAACGCCACCCCCAACTGCCCCCATAGCGGTATTTGTTAAATTGCTTTGCGTAGTGTTTGTTGGATCAAAGTTTACATAGCCACCGGCGCCGCCAGCTGCCGCACCCATACCCGTCCTAGCCAATAATCCACCGGCACCCATAGGAATCAGGGACAAAGGAGTTGCAACAGATCCAGCCATTCTAAGCGGATCAAATCCACTTTCTCCGTATGCAGCTCGGCCTTTTGCAATCAACGCATCGTTTTCGGCTTTTTGTTTTGTATATTCAACGGCGGCGGCCGGATCAGTCAAATTTAAATATTTTTGCTTTGCGCCGGTATAAATGTCACTCATGCCTTGCCCAACGCGAACCATAGGAGAAACTGGCTCAGGTTGCATTAAAGATTGAGTAAAACTATCAAGTGGGGCTGGCGTTGGCCCTCCGCGCAACATAGAAAGAAGTTGCGCTTCTGATAATTTAGACAGATCGGTATCAGCCATTAGCCGCCCCTTCTCATCAACTCAGCCATAATTGCTTTTTGCTTTTCATCAAACATTGGCGTTTTTTCAGACCATTCGCGCATTTCTTTAACAAATCCGTTATCCAATCTGCCATTTTTTTCTTCATATCTTTGAGCCATATTAGCGATTTGTTTGTCTCGGTTATTGATGGCTCGCATTCCTTGTGATATGAGTGCTCGACCAGCTGGCGTGTTTGACAAACTTGGCGGGATTGAAGCAAGGAAGTTTCTATCACTGTCAGACATTGCACCCGGCATTCCGGCGCCACCACTAGGGTTTCGCAATTCAAGCGCAAACTTATTAGTAATTGATCTGATTGCATCCTCTGAACCTTTGCCTGCAATATCAATATTTAATGACGCCGCTATACCTTTTAATCCAGTAATATTTTCAGCCAATGCACCTTGTGTGACGTTTGGATCTTTGTAAAGCGTTTCCAGTTGATCTAGCATTGAATTCATTTTTGTAGAATTCACCCAAGAGGCGCGCATTTGTTCAGCCATTTCGGCAAACGATACTGCTTTTTTCTTATCGTATTCTGCTTCAGCAGCAGTTGGATTAACTTTAATATTGGTTGGAATGCCTGATTGATTTGCTATATTTACTGATGATTGCGCAACCTCATTAGTTGGCGCAGTTCCAGTCAAAATTGCTTTTATTTGAGCGCGTGTTCCAGAAACCTTACGGCCTCCGATTTCTATGGTTTCTATTGCATTTTCACTTTCTGCCGCGCCTTTGGTTTTAGTTATTGTTGACAAAGACTCAGGGAAACCCTGCGCAACCCCTACCGTTCCTTTCGCAAAATCATATAACATACCTTCAGGAAGTTTAGGTGCAGGAGCAAAGTCAACTTCTAATTTTCCTGTTTGTGGGTTTCTTTTAAGAATAGGTGCGTTCTCTCGGCTTACTATTGGTTTGCCTTGTTCTGCAAAAGCTGCTTGTGCAGCCTTGCCGATTTCATTTAAATTAGAACTTGGATCAAGCATTAAAGCCGTTGCTACTGGACTGACGCCGGGTATCCCGGCATTAGAAATTCCAATACGTGCTGCAGCCGCATTAGTAGGCCCAGGAGCGCCGCCGCTAACGCTTTCTGCTGCCATTGCTTGATTTGGCGTGGCTTGCGGAGATCCGACGCCAAGACTCGCCATCACAGCTGCAATTCTTTTTGCTTCCATTGCCTTTTGTGCAGTTTGCAATCCGAGCGCCTCATGAGCTGGATTCGGACTGCTCATCAATAGTTCGGCCATTCTTTGCTGATTTGGCGCTACGGCAGCCCTGCCGGGGATTGTGTACGCGTCTTGTACAATATTTCCTTCGCTGGGCTGGCCTTCAGGAACCCGTTGAGGCGGCGTAAGATCGGTCAAGTCAGACCCGCTAGGCATAAAGTTTGATTCTGAAACATTTGCTGCCGGAACCGCTGCGGAGCCTTCGCCAGCTTTAAACGCTTCGCGCAATATATCCGAAGATTCTTTTTTATACCTTTCTCCAAGCGCTTTTTCTTCTTGCCTTGCCTGCCCCTGAAAGTATGCCCCACCAAAGCCCTGTAGCAGCTTTGCCAGCCCTGCCGTTGCAGGTGTGCGCGCCTCTATGCCTTTGTAGCTAAAACGCTCTATCGGAGCCTGTGACTGCGCCTGCAGCATCTCTGCCATGCGTTGCTGGTCGGCAATCTTTGCCAGCTCTGCCTGGTATGGGCTGGGCAGGGTAAAGCTAAATAATTTGTTTGCTTCGGCCATTTGGAGCCTCTAGTAATCCGACGGCGTGAAATTCTGTGAAGCAGGGTCGTATTGCGTAGACTTTTCTACGACCGGCGCTTTCTTCTGCTTGTCTTGCATCAGCATTTTCATGATCTCGCTGTTCATACCGCTCCCGGCAGATGGTCCAGCGCCCAGTGGGCCGCTATATTTGCGGTATGGTTGCGTCGGATCTTGCAGAAGCGCGGCCAGCTGCACGCGCTTCTCGTCTGGATTGAAATTAAACATTGAGTTCATGTGAGCGCCCTATTATCGACCAAATGCGTATCTACCAGCCAACCCCCCAGCCGTTCCTAGCGCCCCATACAGCCCGGCATTTGCAGCATTAGCGTTTGCAGACTGGATGCCGTATTGATCCATCGCCGCCTGGCCAGCTGCTTGAGCTCCTGCAAATATGGGTGCCGGCGCAATATTGGTCGGCTGGTAACCTTGAAATTGCGGCATCTGGATCTGCGAACCGGACATCAGCCCCGTAATTTCGTTAAGCGGCTGCTGGCGCAAGAATGACTGCCGCTGCAGCTCGGCCTGCTGGGCTGCGTTCTGCGCGCCCATCTGCGCGCTTGCTTCGTTAAATCCCTGCGCTCTGGCGCCGGTATCCAACCCAATGCCAGACAATGCCGCTTGCGAAAGCAGGTCGTTCTTTTGCTGGTTTACGTCCCGCATTGCGTTCCCGTAAGCCTCGCCGCCCGGCACCAGCCCTTGATTGGCCAGCCTGGTCCTAGTCTGCGCGTCCATGCGCTCAATCTGCGGTTGCAAGCGCGCCATAATCGCCTCTTGCCCGGTCGTGCCAGCATTAACCGGCATTCTGGCAAGGTTTGACGTATCAATACTGGTCTGCAATGCCGGGCTCGTCGGAGCAAACGGCGTCGCCAGAGCAGTCCTAGCTGTTCCGATGCCTTGCTCGCCCAGGTTGGCCAGCGACTTCTGCACCCGCTGTTGAGCCTGCAAAGCGGCCAGCGCGTCAGGCGTCAGCGTTTGCGTGATCGTCGGCTGGTCGTTTGTGCCAAAAGTAACCGTCTGGCCACCAAGTGGGCCGCTGACGTTTGGATTATTGATGCGACCCTGCAAACGAGCCGTAGCCTCATTAGCAGCGCCCTGCGCTTGCGCAGCGCCGGTATAGTCTGGCGGTGGTGGTGCGGCCGGTGCGGATTTACCCATGATTTGATATCCTTTTACTATATCGTTGACCTAAAAACCGGCAGTCATCGCGGCGCAGCGTGTAAAACACAATGTCGCCATGCGGGCGCCCTTCTTTAATCCGGCCTTCTTCCGTAAATCCCATGTTCGTCACCACTTTTGCGCTTTGTTCGTTATCGCTGCCAACCGGCACAATGATCTTTTCAACCTGGCAAATGTTAAACGGGTAATCAAATATCGCCGCCAAGTAGGCCGGAGTCAGCTGCCCCTCAATAGCGAAATGGCACCAAATGCTTTTATGGTTCCAGTTCTCATACATGACACCTGCAACAATCTCATCATTGCGTTTTAACCCTAATGCCGTCGCCCTGCCCTCAAAAAAGCCACCGTCTACACGTTTGGCAACCCAATGCCCAACGTCAGCACTGGATACTATATCCCAGCCCATCCTGCTTGATAAACAACGTCCGTGGCTGCCCATTCAATTTGCAGTCCAGAACTGCTGCTTTTTAGTTGGATCCCGCCGCAATAGCCGATACCTGTAATGCCCTGCCAGTTGTTCGTAATCTGAAGCCCGGCACCCCATAGACCCGTATCCCAAACAGACGTATCCCACAGCCCGACAGCGGTCGGGGAGAATGACAAGCTGGCGGTGGTGTCAGCGGTGTTAAAGTCGACGTTCATGCCAACAAAAACAGCAGGCACGCCATCCGTAAAAATGCTCGGCCGGGCGCGAGTAAAATACTTCTTTACGCCGCGGCTTTCAAAGTAATTAAACGCCTGCAAAACGGTCGTTTGAATGTTTGCAATACCATCAACATAGCCGTTGTCCCAACCCTTAAACACGCCGCCGTTGCCACCGAAATACGGATCGTCGTTAAAGGTTTCCCAACAGTTCGCATTCCAGCCTGTGAAATTGCACCATGCCTTTGTGATGTTGTTCATCACAAATTGCTGCTGCTGCCCTTCTGCAACCGGAACATTAATCCACAGCGCGTTATTTTTGGAGGAATACAGTATTTCCCACCCAAAATTTGACCCGTAATTAACCGTCGCTGTGGTGATGGCGCCCTGAATCTTATTGCTCAAAGCCACCCGCGGATCCAGCCGGGAGCTCTGCAACGCAGATGCCAGCGGCAGCAATCCGTCCAGCGTAATTATCAACAGGTCGCCGGAGTATTTCATCATGCACCGCTTGCCGACCGGGGAGCCCAGCTTCCAGACACCGGCCAGCGCCCACGTAGCATCGCTCGACGGATCTGTGCCGCGCCAGACGATGACCTCGCCGTTGCTGGTTACAAACACCAGGTTGTCATCCGCGCCGTAACCTGCATCCAGCGTCCAAGTGTCCAGATCAACTAACGTGCCGCCGTATTTGGCGATCTGGCTCATGTCCAGAACTTGCGCCGCGCCGCCTACAGCACCAGTCGGCAGATACCATGCCTTCAGCGTGTCTTTCTGAATAAACCAGACGCGGTTTTTAAACAACGAGATATTGCTTAACGTCGTGGTGGTAACGCCGGTGATCGCAATTGTCGAAATTCCGGTAATGCTTTCCCATGTTGAATTGTTGTAGAGCAGCGGCGCATCGACCCCGTTCACGCAGTAGAGATAGCTGCCAGCAGCGGTGGTGACGTTGATGTGCTCCCATTTGGCATTGGTCAGCCCGGTCTTAACAGCTGCTCCGACAACGCCCTGCGTGGTGGCGTCATAAATCGATGTTCCCGCCCATGCAAACAGTTTATTAGTAGTGCCGGTTGAATAATTGACCAGCGTCTGCACCTGGCCGCTGATGCCGGTTACCCAGTCCTCATAACCGCCGCGCAAGACCAAATTGCTCACGCCGGGGAAATAGTTTGTCAGCTGGTAGGCGTCGATGGGCTCCATGTTTGCAATGGAATCCCGCGCATTCCAGCCGCCAACCGGCGCCGGGATAGATGCAACCCGCGCAGCAGTCTGCTGCACCAGCGCTCTGCTAGTTCGGGCCATACCCGCTGTCTGGTATGTTGTCGTAGCCGATCAGCACAGTGCCAGGCCGCGGCGCAAAGCTCAGATTAGCAGACGACATGTCTAGCGCCATCGCCGCTTCAAGCTCATACAAATAATTGCGATACATCGCCGTGGTGTCAAAGCCCTTTGCTTCAAAGTATTTTAACTTTGTTGACAGCACTATTAGCCGGTCAGGGTAGATTGTCGTGTCGGTGTCAACCGTGAAGCTCGTTTTTACAGCTCCGGCGGCAGAATTAGCCCAACCGTTTGAGCGGTACTCAAACCCTAAATACTCGGCCGCAGACGTGCCCGGCCAGATTTGGAAGTAAGAGCCCAACAGGCGCCAACGGATCCGCGGGCCGGTTGAGATGTAGCCCGACAGCAGCCATTCCCATTGCTGCGCGTCCTCTGGCCCCAGCATTTCCCAATGCTTGGATTTGTCCCACATAGTACGAGGAACTAAAGCCTCGTAATCGCTCGGCAAGTCATACTTCATTTTCTGGAAGTAGGCAGTAGCAGAAGCCCCGCCAGCGGCTGCAAAGTCTTGGTCAAGCGTAACCTGCGTCGCAGAGTCTACAGACGCTATAAACGTGTTCTGGTTGATTCCAGACCCCTGCACCTGATAGGTCGTGTCCAGACCAACAGTCGACGGAATGCCGGTAATCGTCCTGGCTGCCGTGGTCCAGTTGCCGGTGGTAGTCAAATACTCGGTATAGAAAGCCTTTTGCTTCGTCATTGCGCGCCAGTTGTGCCGGCGCAGCAGTTCGTAGCCAGTCGCGTTCATTAGCGCGAGTATCTGGATTACGTCCTGATTTGTATTGCCAGCAACCGAAACGGGCGTAGAAACGCCCAGTTCGTTTGTGACCTGCTGCACCAGCTGAAGCATCGTGCTTGACATATTTACGCCTCTTTACGCGGCCTTCCGGGCTTTCTGGTTTCCATCAGCATCGCCATCTGCTCTTTAAGCTCGTTCAGCTCGCGGCGCGTGGTTTCCAGCTCGGTGGTATTCGCGGATTGGTTTTTCCTCGCCAGATAAGCGCGTGCTCTGTCTCTCAACCCAGCGCCGCCCATGCCGATCCGTTGCAGCTGGCTGTCGGATGCCGTTGCTACCTGTTCAACGGTCTGGAATTTGAGGATCTGGAGTTCGGCCATCTGGTGCTTGTTGAATCCCTCGTCATCGTCCGTGTTCCATTGTTCGAGCAGTGTGCCAATCACCGGACCGTCGCCGCTTTGCATCTGGAAATACAACCACTGGCGCGGGAACCGTTCCTTGTGATCCTCCCTGACCGGCTGGTCGACAATGTTGGTTTTGTCACCCGGCACGACAATCCGCACGAACGGCGTCGGGCGATCTTTATACGGTTTCTGATCGTTGACGTAAAACTCAACATGCAGATGCGAATCAGCGTTGTAAACATCACTGTCTAAAGCCATTTTTCTTCTCCTGTGGGGATTAAGTTCTTGCGCCTGTCAGGCTGTACCACTTCGTTGCAGATACTGCAAAAAATACACTGCTGAAATTGCTAACAATCGAAGCCGACGTTGTTTGATTGATCGTCGACCCTGTGTCGTACGGATAAACCTTGATCGTGTTGGCGCCGGAATTGGCAATAAATATTGTTGCTCCCATTTGTGTGGGAGGAAGCAATACGCCAGTCCCGGCAGCCGCGGTATCGACCGAGTTGTAAACTCGCGTCAGTTGCAGCGCGTCAGCTCTCGTCGACCCTACCGCGGTCAACCCATCAACGCCATCACCGCAGACGGCAACGGTCATCAGGGACGTAGCCCCGGCGCCCATTACCCTCGAAGGAATGGTCATTACGCGGTCAGAACCGATGCCCAGGTCGTTGCGCTCGTAGCAAACAGAATGACGGTTTTCGCCGTTGCAACAGACAATGTTGACGCTGCCGCGTTGATTGTCGACCCGGATTTCGGATAAACGGTAACGGTTTGGCCGCTATCGTTGCGGATGCCGACCATAGCGCCTACCTCGGTCGGCGGCAGAATAACGCCGGTCGATGCCGAGCTGGTGGTGATCGTGTTCCAGACCGCTGACAGTTGCAGCGCGTCAGCAATAGTAGAGCCTACGGCCACCAGGCCGGTAGCGCCATCGCCGCAGATGCTGGTAGTTGCAAGGCCGGAATTGCCGGACGCTAGAACGCGTGAAGGAATAGCCATTTTAAATCCTTTGAGTTAGTGGATAAGACATGGCTTTCGCCATTGCGTGTAATAAGCCGGGACCGCAAACCTCAATTACAACATCTTCCTGCGCAAACTCGCGGGCAAGGTTTTGAAAGTCCCGCACTTGCTGGCACATCCATGGCGCCGCCTGGTATTTTGTTTCGTGGATAGTCGCAGTTATTACGTTCTCGCCGTCGTTTGATTCCTGCTTGTAAACGTGGTGCTCGCCCTCTGAATAACTGGAATCCATGCCAAACAGATAAATCTGCCGATAGCCCTTGAGCTTGGCTAGAATCATCGCCAACATGCCGACCGTCGTAAACCCGCCCATAAGGTGCACAGGGCGCGCTCTTTCGCTCTCCAGATACTCGTAGACCCCTTCGGTCTGTACGTGCACCAAATCGACGTTAAACCCGTCTAAAGCGTCGAATATGCAAGGATCGCATTGGCTGGCAATGTAGAACTGAGTCTCCAGCTTTGGATTCTTCAGAAACCGCACATTTTCTGGCCTAGCATCCAGCATGACATGCCCATCCGGCACGATGCCGCGGGCAAGTAGCCAGTCATAGGATCCGTTTACAGACCAGATTTTAGCGCCATTCTGGTGTCGAATTATTAGCTGGTGCACCGACTCATTTAGACTCGGCGCACCGCCAACAATGCAAATGCTTTCGCCGTTTGGCTCCGTATCGAAGTCAAACCAAGTCAACTGCCTTTCGCAAGACAGTTTCACATTCCCCAGCATTACGCTGGGGAGTGTGTTTCCAACAACATCTAATACGGCTTCGACCATTATTAAGTGATCTGACCTTGAAGATGCGGACGGTTGATGGTCACCGTAACCGTCGAAACGGTCGAGGCAATCGTCGCCAAGTTAGCCGAGCGAGCACCAAGAAGCTGGAGACCCGCAGAAGCAAGAACCTTAACGCGGCCGGCAGTAGCAGACAGGAACAGCGTCACTTGCGGCGTAACCGCAACTGCCGTTTTCTTGACCACCGCATTGCCAGCGATTTGATACCAGCCAAACGTGCCGGCCAAGTTGGCTGACATCGCAACCGCCACCGGACAGGCTTGGTTGCCAGTGTTCGGCACCAAAACCGTTTGATAGGTCGTCGCGTTGTAACTGACCAACGAACCGACCACCGTCGAAGCAACGCCAACCAGCATGATGAATTCGCCTTCGCCATAGGTCGGATCGTCAGCGCGCACGATCTTACCCAGGACGTTTGGTGGCGTCGGGATGACAGTCGCGCTGCCAGTCGAAACGCCACTAGGCGAGGTTACGCCGGTGTCAATTGCCGCAACTTGCAGCAGACCGGCTTGATTTTCTACAAAAGTATAGGCCATTTTATATTCTCCTTATGCAATCAGCACGCCGCAAAATTGCGGGCCGCTAGAGCAAAGATTGCCCGCCCAGCCGATCAATTTAACGATGGCGTCCTGGTTGACGGCTTGCCGTTCGCCGCCGATCGGTACAAAATTACGGTCAACGTGCGGCCGGAAGAAAATGTATTTCGTATTGAGGAACCACATGTGATTCGCCGTTGCAGCCGAACCGATACCGCCATCGAGCACAACGTCCGATGCCATGCCCGCGCCGTAGTACTTCAGCGAGGCAAAACCAGCACCAGCCATTGACGAACCCGAATCAGAAATGCGCTGAATCGATTGCAGCGATTGCAGATACAGACGGTAGTAGTTATTGTCAGCAACAATCAGATCCGGTTTATCAGTTCCGCGAATCAGCTGAACAGCAACCGAATCCATATATTGCTGGATGTTGGATGCCGTTACAGCAGCGCCACCGTTCGTTACGCCAGAGTAAGCAACCGATTGCCAAAAAGAATAGCTGGCGCGGTTGATACCGCCGTAAGTGCCGGACGAAGGTGCATCAGGAACAGCCGCCGCAAGACCGGTGATGTTCTTGCCGCTGTTGCCCGTTCCATCCAAATAGATGTCGCCGGAAATGCGGTTAGCCAGCTGCGCTTCGGCCACGTTCATACGACCGTCTAGCAGGTCGATAATCGCTTCCTTGCCGCTGTTCTGAATCATCTCCAGACCGCTGATCGATACCGCGGCAGCATACTGAGTAATACCAAACTGCGCCGCACTGATCGGGCTGTTTTGACTGACGTTCAAAACTTCATAGCCACTGTAGCTATTAGTATTGTTAGTCGTGCTGTCGTTGTACATTACCTCTTGCAGGATGACGTTACCGCCGGAAAACGTTTTAACGTTTCCGCGTTCTTTCAGCCGGCGCAGAAGCGCGTTGTTATTTGTCCTAGTGTTATGTTTCGGCTCTTTATCCGAAACCTGCACATTCCTTTTATGTGCAGAGCAGACTATCTCATCGCAAGTTTTTCGCTCGCTTGGTGGCGCTAATCTTTGCGCCATGCATTTTCGGCTTTCCAAGCTGCGCCAATCTACGTTTTAAGTTGCTTTCCGCGCTGGGCCGGTAGCCATTCGCTACCCTTGCCGCTGCTGCTTTTGCTGGGGCCCCTGGCGGTGGTCTAAATGAAATTTCATTTTCATTTAACAAAAGACCTTGCGCGCCATATTGCCGCATCCAAGCTATTTCGCGTTCGCGCTTCTCAATCACTGAAACCGTGTCCGGCATTGTTTCAAGCACTTTCATTTGAAACAGTCCGGCGTGATCGTTCCACGCTGCTTGCAACCTTCTAGAAGTATGCTTACCGGCTTTTAACAGGCTTCGGTGCTCTCGCATCCTTTTACCCGGTTTGCCTGCTGTGCAGCCAATATACGCTGCCCCAGTGCTCGCATCTTCCAATCCGTAGATCGTTACCATTTGGGATTCCCCTCTGTGGTTAATACTTGCGCTCCGCGCTCGTGGGGTTTTGCTTCCGCATCGCCCTAGTCGTTACACCTTCAGCGCCCTTTTAACTGCGCCGCTTGGCTCGGTGTTGGCATCTCAGCTTTTCACCGAATTCACGGAGTTTTTTAACGTCTAATGTTAAACGTTGTCGGCCAGCTCACCGCTACGACTTTGAATGTTAGTCGCGATGATGTCGCTGATCGAAGAATTGGCAAAAGCCATTTTATTATCTCCAAATCAAGTTAATCAGAGCCGGTCGCTCATGCTGTCAAATTGCTCTGCCAGCAAAGCCCGGCGATCATTTGCTTTGGTATTCGTCACGGTTCCGGGTGTGGATCCTCGCACGCTCACCGCTGCCGCTCGCGCCGACTTGGCAGCTTTATTTGCTGCCGCTCTCTTTGCCGTGTCTAGCTCAGCTTGTTTGCTGGCCTGGACACTCTCAAAAAGGTTCGGATCTAAGCGTAAAGCCTTTTGATACGCGTCGTCTAAGTCGCTGGCCACACCGCTCTGTAGGAGCTGGATCATTACCGGTCGCGCTTCTTCAAAATACTCGGCTTTCTGGCTGAAACTGTTGATCTCACCCAAAAGCGCCTGATTCTGCTGCTGTTCCTGTGCCTGCTTCCATCCTTGCACTTCGCCACGAACGCTGTTCAGCTCGTTTTGCAGTGCGTAGATGGTCGGATCAGTCGGCGCCAGTTGTGGCTGGTCGCCCATATCGGATAAATTTACTCCGTAAGATTGTGCAAGTCTAGCAAAATATTGGCGTTTTTCCTGCGGATTACTGTAGCGCAGCGCGTGGTCGGCCTCCATCAGAGCCTTGACCGCGCCCGGCGCGTCGATGCCCAGCCCTTGAATCGTGTTCATGTAAGGGTTGAGCACCTCCTGCATTTGATCGGCAAATTGCGCCTTACTGATAAGCGGCTCAACGCCAGCTTTCATCTCATTCTCACGCTGCCAGGCATACTCCTGAATGCGCGCCGGTGCGGTTTTCCAGTCCTCGTGGTAATCTTTTTTCCAACTCGCTGGCGGGCGTTTCCACAGCGGCTCCTCGGCCGGCTCGGTGGGCTCTGCTTTTGCCTGCGGCGCAGGCTTGGCATACTTGCCAGCCTCGTCCCGCGGCTTTTCAGCCCTTGCCGGTTCAACCCTTGCCGGTTCCGGCGTCGCTTCGGCAACCTCGTCAAATTGCTGGGAAAGCATATCTCGGCGGCTGTCTTGGTTTTCTACCGGCACAATCTCATTTAAATCGGACATTATTGCTCCCTGTGGGGGTTTACCTACGGATAAAACGAATATCGTCGCGCAGCTTGGCCAGCACTCGGTTAGCCTGGTCGTGCGTCATGCCGGCCACCTGCTCCCTCAAAACCTCGCGACGCGTGTCTTTTACGACTGGCGCCCGGCTTTTCATCTTTTCGTTGCCGATTTCGATGCAGTTGTGCTGCCGGAGGTGGGCTCGATGCTGGCTGCGGCTGGTAATCATGCTGCCATCTGCCATAGACTGATACGGCTGGATATCCGGCATGATGCCCGGCGCCACCGGCTCGGCGTAATACTCCGACTTCTCAACCAGCTTGCCGTCGATCTGAATGTAGGTTTTTCTCATATCAGCGCTAAAACGTCCTCATCGTCTAATTCAAGGTGCAGATCCCGGATCCGCTGCACCCTATCCAAATCAGCCAGCATCCGGTCGTAATCAATAGCCGGTTCAGTGCTGGCTAGCTTTTCCATAAACGGCTCGGCAATCTCTGCTGCCGCTTCCGGCCTGCCTTCTACTATTCTCTCAAATGCGTAAACAATCTCAGCTTTGCGTCGCGCTGCGTCGGCCACCTCTTTTGCAAACTTCTTTTTAAGATAGTCGCCGTCGTGCGTGTCAAATTCAACAATCTGGCTTACATAGTCCCATGTCGCATCATCCCAGGTGCCTGTGTCCCATCCGCCGTTCACTGTGCAATCTCAACCCCAACAGCGCGCCCATCAGGGCCGCGCACAATGCGCTTAGGCGCCATCAATGCAGACAGCGCCTGCTTTACCTGTTGCAACGATTCGTCGTGCTTGTTGGCCATGTCGGCGTGCAGGACGGTCACTTGATTAAGCGCATTAGACACCCCGGCGCCCAGCTCCTGCGCCACCCGGTCAGATGCCGCCTGAGCCGCTTCAGCGGTTTGCAGATCCACGCCGGGATTAGCACCTATGCGCGCAACCATGATTTTGGTCGCTGCCTCAAGCTCGGATTTCCAGCGGTTAAAGTCGTCAACAGATTTAACCTCCTGCGCTTTCATTTCCATTTCGTGGCGCATTTTCTGGTCGTCGATTTGCGCCTGCATCTGCGCCAGCTGCATCTCGCCCTCAATTTTCGCTTGGGCAATCTGGCTGTCGAGCTGTGCCTTCATCTGCGCCGATTGCATGTCGGCCTGCACCCGCATCTGGTCGGCCTGCGCGGTCGCTTGCATCTTTGCCTGCTCCAGCTGCTGGGTCGCTTGAATCTGCATCATTTCTGGATTTGGTGGTGCAGGCTGGGGATTTGCCGCGGCTTGCTTTTGTTTCTCTTTCAGCTGGTCGAGCGCAGCATCCAACGTGCCTTCTATCGGTTTGGCCTGCTTGAATCCGTTGATGCCGAATTTCATTACCTCGACCAACATCGGGATCAGCTCCGGCGAGGATTGGCCAACCGGCAACGCCTCGCGCAACAACCCGCCAAACGCGGTAATGAATTCGACGCGATCCTTTTTGTTTTGTTGCTCGTCCAGCTGCACCAGGCTGTCGGCATCAACCTCAATGCGGAAGTTGCGCAACGGGTTGTCTTGCATGAGCTCAATGGCCTGCGGGATCATCTGCTGATCTTCCGGGCTCATCTGGCCGGCAGCGGCGTAGAGCAGAATCGTCTGCGGTTGGAATTTGGTGCAGATGACCTGCGCTTTCAGCCGGATTAGCTCGCTGGCAAACAGCGCCACTTCCTCTTGCATTGAGCGCAGCCGGAGCCCGGCATACTGGCCTTTAATTTGCTGTGCGGTCGCGGTTTCGCTGGCGGCGCTCTGACCTCGGATGATGTCGCTAATGCCGGTAATCTCGTAAATCTGGCCTTTTATGTCATCGCGCGCGCGGTAGCAATTAAGCAGCGCGCTGGCCAGCATGTCGATTGGCAAGATGTCGATACTGCCCTTCAGCCCGCCTTTTTCGCTAAACGCCATCCACTTGTCGACCGGGATCAGCGTATTGTTGTCGCCCTCGGTCAAGAGCCGTTGCAGCGCCGGCTGGCTAGCGTCGTAGACACCGCGGATTCTCAACGCCTTAACCAGCCCGTCGATTCTGTCTGACAGAATATCAAGCTCGTTCGCCTGGTCCTGGTAAATCACAAAGTCCGGCACAGGAATAAGGCTGTCGCTGGTAGTGGTGCTGTAAAGGGGTCGCGCGCAAGGAAAGAACTGGTCAAGCTCCAGCGGATCGTCGCGCTCGTCTATGATCGTCGGGCAGTTCTTCGACAGCCAGTAAACCTTGCCAGATTCCTTGTCCCACAGCTCGCAAATCTTCGCTCTGGTGCGTTCTTTCGTGCTCTGGCCATAGGTCGCCAGCGTTTCGGCGCCGCTGTCTAGCGGTATTGACTTGGCCATCTTGGCGCCAAAACGCTCAGTCAGCGCGTCTTTGGTCATGTAAACCCAGCGCCAGACGCAGGTCACTTCCTCCCAAGTGCGCGCAACAGAATGGCCAAAATCCTTCCAATAAACGTAATCGGTTGGGGCGCACTCGTATTCAATTTCCTCTTGCGGCTCGGCCTCGCCTGCCGTGTAGTCTTGATTCTCTGGATTCTCGGCGCCCTCGGCGGTTTCTGCTGGCTCATTGTCGATGTCCTCAGTAACCTGCAACCCGTCCTCTGGAATGCCCAGCTGCCTGACATGCGGCTCGTAGCGCACCCAAGCAGTCCCGCGCCCGCCGAGAAACCGATCCTCGACCGCGTGTTTCATGGTCGACCGGAAGTCGGGATAGTGCTCGATCTCAAAGTCTAGTGCGCGCTCAATCAGCTGGCCGGCCACCCGGCCGACCGGATCATTGTCACCAAACCTGCGCGCCGCCACGGCTTTCGGCAGCTTGGCATAGACCGCCGGAATCAGCGTCTGGACGTTGCTCCACAGAATATTGAATTTGGCGGTTTCGTTGGTATGCTGGCTGCGGTTGTCGTCGCGGTAGCGTTTAACGATCTTCGCGCTGCGCGCTTCCCACTTCTTGAATTCGTTGTCGTACTGGCTGATGATGTTCAGCCACTTGTCAACGCCTGTGCTGGTTGGTTCCATTATTTATTCCTGTTCGATATTGCTGCGGCTTTACTCTTGGCGTCGGCCTTGCTGCTCGCGCCCCACGCCCGCAACGCAAGCGCCAAGCGCGTCGGCTCGCCGTTCTTTTCCATCGGCCCCGGCATGTTGCCCATGCGCGCCAGAAATGACGCACGCCGCGGGTTGTCGCCTGCTTTGACCGGCACTTTAAGCGTGCCGCCAGTCTCGGCCTTGTAGCTCGCTCGGCCTGCGGCGTTTAATCCACCAGCAGGGTTTTTTCCTTCTTTTCGTGTCCAAGCTGCGCTCATTTTGTGAATATCACATCCCTGTTAACCCGGTCGGCAATCTTGTATCCCATGTCGGCCAAGAGGTTGATCGTGTCATCGTCGGTGTAGCCGTATCGCTCGCCGTGGCCTTTGAGCTCTAGCGTAATCACCGGCCAGCTCGCCTCGATGGTTGAGATGGCGCCCAAAATGGCCAAGTGCTCCGAGCCTTCAACGTCAAGCTGCAGCAGGTCGCAGTCGGTGACGCCCAAGCTGTCAATTGGCAGGACGTCAAACTCTGCGCCCTCTTTGATCTGGTGCGCGCCGATGTTGTCGGGGAATATCTGGTCTATCGCCGCCTTGCCGTGTTCCATGCCAAACGCAGCCCGCCGAATCACTATTCGCGGGTGACTGTCGGTATTGAGCGCCAGCGCCTCGTAGTTTGCTGCGTCAGGCTCCACGGTGTAGACGCGCTGGAACTTCTGCGCCAACGCCACCGGATACACGCCCACATTCCCACCGGCTTGTATCGCCGTTCTAAAGTCCCGGCACAAATCCAGACTAGCGCCCAAATCGCACACCTCGGCCAGAACTGCTTGAATGCAGCACTGGTCAGCGTCAGGAACCGCCCAGCCCTCATGCAGTCGCATATTGCACCCTCGTCTGCTCCCACGGCCGCGGCTTGCCGTGAAACGCGATTAAACGATCCTCGGCCTGCACCCCGTTCGGCAGTATGTCGGCCTTGAACGATTTAATGCCGGGCGTAATGTCTTGCCAGTATTTGACCGGATGGTTACGCAGCGCCCACTCCAAATAGACTTGGTCGCCGCCGTCGCAGTAGCGGTCTCCCGCCTTAAATGCGTCATAGATGAACTGATGCGGCTTCGACCACCACATCAGGCTGCTCTGCATCGCCCGCGGATCCGCTTTGCCGCGGTAGACGTCGCGCATAATCACAAAGTCGTGCGGTCTTGCCGCCTCTAGCATTGCGGTGCAGTCGCCAACCAAGACGGTATCCAAATCCATGTAGAGCGCACTCGGCAGCCGGAATAGCTCAATTTTCGACCACCAGCCCGGCCAGTCGTGGTCGAGCGCCAGCGTCGGGCAGTCAAGCTCCATGTCAGTCAGGCAGATGAACTCCTCGCCCGGCAGGAAACGGTCGCACATCTCCTGCAACGCGTAAACGTGCGCTGGCTTGAAGTCGCCACCTGACTTTAGGACGCAAGCAATCACTTCTTCACAGGCTTTGCAGTCTTTGCCGACTCACGGAATGCTTCAGCAGTCGGTGCGCCGGGTGTTCCAGGCTTACGCATTTTCTCGTTAGAACCCGCTTTTATGCGCTCCTGTTTAGCAAGGATATTTGCATAAAGTCCAGGCTTGTTCATACGCTAAATATGCCAATTGCCATGACTTCGACACCTGCGCCGGTCGTGATCTTCCACGCACCGTCTTGGCTAACCGCGTTGAGTTCGACGTTATAAACACCGATCCCGCCGCCCGGACTCGCAGGGCAAATGGTATGCGTAAGAATGCCCGTTCCCGACCCGTCAACAATAACCACGTTACCTGTTGCCGCGGTTGTGACTGTGCAAACAATGCGGTGCAGATAATCGCCTTTTACGCCCGCCGTACCCAAAACCTGCGCGGTTTGGCTTGCTGCGACATGTTCGTAAGAATACCTATACGGATAACTGACGCCACTCATAATCTCTTGCTCCTTGATTTTGCGGTTGCCCACATGTCATTAAGTGTTACGGTGTTTTCTGGTCCGACCATCAGCGGCTTGACCACATCCGGCGCCCTGACGGTCGGCTCGGCGCGCCAGGCTATTGCCAGCATTCGCATAGCGTCGGCCGGATGCGAGCACCAGTCATGCCGCGGCGTCTGTCTAAACGCTTTCTTGTCCTCGTCATACTCGCGCTGGTATTGGCGCAACGCTTCCATGCCTTCGTCGCAACGCTCAGCATCAAACCATGTATTAGGCAGCATCTGGCGCACCGCCTGGATGCCGTCCTGAACGCTTAAGTCAGGCACGATAGCTAGGTTGTTGATACCCAGATACTCAGCCATTTGCTCAATGATGCTCTTACCTTGCGCCGCCAGCGTCTTAGCCCTGGCGTCATGCGGTAGGTAATGCTTGCCATAGTTGTAAGGCTTGCTTGTAATAACCGCCGCCAGCTCTGCTATGTTTGCGCCAGATACCGCGTAGTAGTCAATGATGTGAATTTCGCCCCTGATGACCTGATAGAACCAAATAGCGGTGTCGTCGCGGTATCCTAAGTCCCAAGCGGTATGGACGGGCACTTCTGGCTGGTAATCCACGCGGCATATACGCCCTTGCTCTGCCGCCTCGCGCATCTCTGTGCCGAAAAACGCCCCTAAGATACTCGCTTCGAATGAAATTTCATATTCTTGATCGTACTGGTCTTTGGAGAGCTGCGCCCTCGCCGCGGCTAGTTCGCCGGCCGGCAGTAGACCTGACTTGCTAGCTGGCAGCTCCAACAGGAACCACTCATCTCTAAGCCTTGCCGCGGTCTGCTTTATGTCCCAAAACTGGTTTTTGCCTTTAGGAGTGCCGCCGAACACCGCCCACCCTTGCCGGTCTGAGTCTGAAAGTGAAGGACGAATGACGTTACCCCAGACGCTAGGCTTAAAGTCGCCGTACTCATCCATGAAAATGCCATCAAAGCCTAAACCACGCATGGCATCTGCATTATCAGCGCCAAACAACCTAACCTTGCTGCCGTTTATCATATCCACGGTCAACTCTGACTCATTAGTGCTGGCTGCCGCAGTAGCCGAAAAGTGCTTGAGGTAGTCCCACGCCACGGATTTAGCCTGGCTGCGGAACGGAGCTATGTAGGCAAACTGGGGCATGGGACTTTTACTGGTGACTGCTGCTCGGATAAGGTCGTTAATTGCCGCCACGGTCTTACCAGCCCTGCGGTGCGCCACAAGGCACGACCACCGCTTAGTGCGGTTATGGAACGGCGCAAAGGCCGGGCGAGGCTTATAGGGTATGACGTGGAGCGTCACTCAAGCCACCGGAAGGTATGTTCTTGCGGCCCGCCCTCTGGCCCTGAGTTCTCATGCCTTTGGGTTTCAGCCCACCGCATCTGCGCTTTAGTCCACCAGATCATGGCTGTGGTGTCCTGGCCGACCGTAGCCTTGTTGAACAGCGTCTTGGCCACCGCAGCGCTTGCTTGCGCCTTGCCTAGTCCAAGCTCGAGGTCGTAGTGCTTTCTTAGTGTGTCAGGAGCGATGCCAATCAGTGCAGCGATCTGATCCTGAGGCAAGCCGAGCCCGCTGGCACTCTGCGCCTGTTGCCTTGTTTTGTCCGTCGGACGGTGCGATTTAAATGACATTCTTTTTATAGCCAGTAGCTTAAGCAGCTTTCTTCAATGTAATAAACGGTTTACCGTCAGACTCAAGCGTTGCTGTCTGTCCGGTGAATTCCTGCCAGCGTTGGACGATTACATCACAGTATTTGGGGTCTAGCTCCATGCTGCGGTTGATTCGTCCTGTTTTCTCGCAAGCAATCAGGGTGGAGCCGGAGCCGCCGAATAGATCAAGCACAGTATTTCCTGCTTTTGTACTATTTCCTATGGCTTTCTCCATCAACTCCACGGGCTTCATGGTTGGATGCAATGCTGATTTAACGGGTTTATCCACTTCCCAAGTTGACATTTGACTGTGGTCGCCGTACCAATTGTGCGATTCGCCATCTTTCCAGCCGTACATGATTGGTTCGTGCTTGTAGTGATAATCCATTCGCCCAAGAACGTGATTATTTTTAACCCAAATCATTGTGTGCTTTAACTGCCAACCCGCCTTTAGAATCATCATCATCATCATCATCATCAGTTCGCCCCCTTGGGTGCCACAAATGTAATAAACCGCTTTATCGGTTGTTACTAAATGCGCATTTGAAAATGATTGAAACCATAATTCGCCAGTTTCATCGACCGTCATATGATCGTTGATTATTGGAGTTTGAATGCGGTTGGCAAAGGAAACTGCATTCAAACTCTTGTTTTTTTCAGCGTAGGACACCCCGTAAGGCGGGTCAGAAAAGAACATATCTGCCTTCTGCCCATCCATCAGCTTCTCAACCGCGTCTATGCTGGTCGAGTCCCCACACATCACCCGATGCTTGCCCAACAGCCAAACGTCCCCCAAAACGGTCACTGGGGCTTCAGGAACCTCCGGCACAGCATCCTCGTCTGTCAGCCCCTCCGTCCCTGCCGGAGCCAGCAGCGCCTCAATCTCGTCGGTGCTAAAGCCCGTCAGGTCTAAGTCAAAGCCCATGTCCTTCAGGTCGGTGAGCTCCA